GCACAGCAACAATTACAGACTTCTTTGCGGAAAACCCTACCACTCCTTTAGAGCTGATAAAGAGAGCTGTTGTTGGGGAAGATTGGAAGACTGGTATTTACGAAGTCGGTTCAGACGATAAACCTCGCTATCGGGCAACTGCAATATTAAGAGATACAATTGATTGGTTTATATCCGTAGACGACGGGTTATTAGATTTAGCTGGGAAATCAATTCAAGAAATGTTTAATTCTGTCGTGGTGGAGTTTTTAACTTCTGACGGAAGAACTACTACTGTTACCCGCACTGCAATTATAGATTTATTTGATAACTTTGGAATTACCAAAGAAGCTCATATTAAAGTTAACACAACATCAACAACTGCTGCCGAAGAAGCAGGTGACCAATTTTTAACAGAATTTGGGAGACCTCGCGCAAAAGGGCAAATGATATTAAAGGGGCCGATTCTTTCTAAATTCGGCAATAAGCCTGCATGGTTTATCCGCCCTAATGATATTATTCAAATACATGATTTAGATGCTTCGCCTGCGACCTTAGGGGATATGTCTGCTTCAACAGTAACAAATGGCATAAATATATTTGAAGTTACAGCAGTAAGTGTAAATATATCAGGATCAGAAGAGTCGGTTACTATTCAGCTAGAAACACCTGCTTCACGTTTAGATTTTGAGCTGGTGAGCCGATGACCCCCTTATATGTCAATTCAAAGATTAAATTGAAAGTGGTGATTTAAGTGTCTTTTTGGGGAAACGAGGATTTCTTTTTCCATATAGCTTCAGGTCATATTGATGGCTATAGAATGTATTCAATACCGGGTCGTAAAAATTCATTGTCTCAAGTCATTTTGGATGATTTAACGCAAATTCCTAGTGCATTAATTTATGATGCTCCTGGGGGTGCTGTCAGTGCAGAAATTCTATCAGATAGCAGTGCAGATGAAGCAGCTAGTTCCGGCGCTCGCACTATGGATCTACACTTTTTAGATGGTGACGGCATAGAGCAACAAGAAACCCTAATTATGAATGGAACAACTCCTGTTCAAACTGCGTCTACTAACATAGATTTTATTCAATGGGCACACGTTAAAACAATTGGGGGAACAAGCAATGAAACTGCTGTAGGTAATATTTCTATAAGAAGTACAGATGGGGCAACAACTTGGGAATATATCGCGGCTGGTGGCAATCAATCACTAAGCGGTAGGTATAAAGTGCCTTCTGATAAAATTGGTTATGTTATGGGCTGGCAAGTAACTGGTATTTCTCAAAGAATTGATTGTCGACTGAGGGCCACAGTTGAACGTTTTGATAGATCATTAACAGCAGGTGTCTTCTTATTCCAAGATATTGTAGTTTTGAAAGATATGGCCAGTGGTTGGATCCCGTTTACTGTTCCATTAAAAATGCCTAGTGGGGCAGAAATTAAGATGTCGGCGATTTCTGCAGCTGCAGCTGGCGATGCAGGCGGTCAATTTGATATTATGCTTGTAGATGAGAATGCAAAATTCAATTTACGAACAATGAAATTAAGATAAGGAGTGAATTAAATGGCGTATGGTAGAAGAAATTACGGAATACTTGGAAGCATTAGGCTGCTTTCCTCAGCTGGATCAACCACAACTAGCTCAGGGGTTGCCTTGGGTGCAGCCTTTTCTAAGTTAGGGATGCAAGTTGTAACTTCGGCGTCTAGTGCTGCGGTGCAATTGCAAGTTAGTTTAACTGGCGGAGGCTCTTCGGAATGGCGAGTTGTTGATACTTGGGCAACTAGTTCTGGGGACGTTAGTGGTGATATTCTTTTCAATATTGATCAGCCGGTGACGTATGTGAGAGCCAATCTAATTAATCAAGCTACAACCGGCGCTGCAACCAGCGTTTGGGTATCGGCATCAAATTAAGGAGAAGGCATGGATGCATCATTTTTAGAATATGGGGCACTAGGAGTTCTTGCGGCAGCATTGTATTTTCAGCACGTAAGGCAAACAAAATTAGATCAGATTAACGCTAAGCATGAAAGTGACTTACAAAAAATTGTAGCTAACCACTTAAGCCATATGGAACAAGCTACTTACAAAATGGGAAGAGCTTTCGAAAAACTTGCCGAAGTAATACAAAACTGTAAAATTAACTCAACGCCAAAAACAAAAAAGAAAGAAGGGTAATAAATGGCAATACAAAGACTAATATTTCCAGTTCAATCAGCCAAGATAGTAGGCTCAACTGTCGATGGTGCTAACTATATTACCAATCCTGCAGGAATAGATGGAGGCCAAAATACATGGGCGCTCCTATTTGATGCTTCAACAGCAGAACAAGCTACGTGGACATTTCAAATGCCTAGTAATTATACAGACAGTCCTTCCGCCAATATTCAATTTACTATGACATCAAGCTCAGGCTCAGTAGATTTTAATATTGACACTAAAGGGTTGTCGAGCGGGAACCCTAATTCTACGGTGCCTGGGTTTGCGACCGCCACAAGTTTTGCTGTCGCAGTTTCTTCTAGCGTAGGCTTTATTCAAGAAATAACAGCTTCGCTTACTACTGGAACTTTAGCGGCAGATAGGTTTATCGTTTTAAGGTTATCCAGAGCTGTTGCTAGTTCTAGCGATACTGCTTCAGGTGATGCTGAGGTCAGAGCGCTAACTTTTGAATATTCAACATAGGAGATAATGATGATAGCGAAACAAAAGATAGTTCAGGCGTTAGTTCAAGCAGTTATCGAAGCTGACGAAAAGTTTCAGCAAGGTAATAATCTTTTGCAAACGGCTAAGGCTAATTTTCAGGCTTTAGGAATTGACCTCACGGATACAAAACTTACAGCGGCAGAAGTAACAGCTTTAATTCAATATGCTAACGACGCTCAAGCACTTGTTGATAGCCCAGTAGCAAGCGGAGCTAAAAGTAAAGACGTACCTAGTCATAGTTCGGGAGTTTTAAAGTAATGCCTATTCTATTTGGCGGGACAGACGAAATAGTTAGTGTTGATGATAATGCGACACTGGATTTTGGGTCAGGGAATTTTTCTTGTGCTGTTTGGTTTAAACATAATACCTTGGGTGCTGCCCAAATTGGAACATTTGTTACTAAATATGATATTACACGTGGATTTTTCACAGAATTAAGGCAAAGTTCGGGCGGAGCTATTTCTTGGCAGGTTTGGACAAATGGGTCAGCCAATAGACGAGTTAGAACATCAGCGGCTACTGGCCTAGATGATGGAGCTTGGCACCACGCAACCTTTGTATATTCTGGAGATTTGCCTGATATATATATTGACGGTGCCTTATCTAATGGCGCTACAGTTTCTTCCGGGGTCATGGGGAATATAAATAATGCTGTTTCTTTATTCATTGGTAGCCTTAGGGATGTTGCATCATATTGGGACGGAACTATTGGTGAGATAGCTTTTTGGAATACAGATTTATCTGCTATTCAGGCTGCCTTATTGTGCGATTCAAGGGTTAAGAGAATACCCTTACAGGTTGCTCCCGCAAATCTTGTGGCCTACTGGCCAATGGACGATAAGCCGCATGGAACAAATGCTAACGGTGACACGGTTCTTGATATTAGCAGCAATACCAATAACGGAACTGGTGATGATGGTGCTGGGAATGTTCTTACGTGGCAAGCGGAAGAAGTTTTAAGTTACCCAACATATATAATGACACCGCAATCAATTGCAGCAGCAGCAGCACCAGTAGAACTAATAGCAATACGAGGTCCATTTAGGGGCATCAACAGAGGAATACAAAGAGGAGTAGCATAGATGGCAGAATTACATAAATATGGTACATCAGGCAAGTTTTATGTTCCTTTGCTTTTAGCGAGCACACAAAACTTTGCCTCAACTTCAATAATTACGTTTGCATCTTCAGATGTAACTATAGTTAAAGACGGTTCAACTTATCGAAACCTTTCCAACACTCCCACGGGCGTAGCGATGGGCTCAGCCGCAGTTTTTGAAATAGTTACAAGTGCTTCCGAAATGGGGGCTAAAAAGATAGCTATTCAAATTAAAGACGAAACTGGAGCATTAGTTCAAGATCAAATGCTTATTATTGATACTTACGGTGCCTCTAGCGCTGCTCATGAATTTGACCTAGATCAAGCAATTGAAAATTCAACTATTGCAGCCGTTGTATTTGTTAGTTCAGATGTTAGAGGTAAAGTGGTGGGTGCAGTTGCCTCAGTAACCGCAGATGTGACTGTTTCAAGCACATATGCTGATGATATTACGGATAAAGTTTGGGACGAAACAGTTGCCCTACATGCCACTACAAGTCAATTTGGTGGATTGATAGGAATAACGCTAGACGATATAATCACTTCTCGTTTAGCAACTACAGAAGAAGTACAGCTAAGTTCATGCGCTATTAGTCAGATATGGAATGAAGCAGTACTCGGCCATGCGTCTTCAAGTCAATTTGGCGGAATGTTTACCTTACTGCTTGACGATTCAATTACTTCAAGGATGTCTAGCACCAAGTCAGTATTGGGTTCAACAGAAACTGCTAGGGCAAATGTAATTCAAGTTGTTGGCGGAACAAGTGCGGCAGACGCATTAACTGCCCTTACTACTGGGCGCATAGATAATTTAGATAATTTAGATGAATTGATCAGCTCCAGATTGGGGACAACCGTTGGCGCTCAATTAGCTACAACTGCTATTGATAGTATTTGGGATGAGCCCACTGTTGGCCATGCGTCTTCTAGTCAATTCGGAGGATTCATTTTGAATCGAATGGATGATCAAATTACATCTAGAATGTCTTCAACCAAGTCAGTCCTAGGATCTACGGCAGTAGCTTTGGCCGACCTTAAGAAAATAGGTGGCTCCACTGTTACCTTCGATAACCTTGAGGATGATTACGATGGAACTGGTTACACTAAAGTTAATAGTGTTATTGGTACTGCCTCAGCGCTTACAGCCAACAACGACAAAACAGGTTATGCTCTAGCAACTACAGCCCAAAATGACATCGTTGATAAAGTTTGGGACGAGCCCCTACTTGCTCACTCAGGTACTTCTCAAATGGGCGGCTTGATAGTAACTCAGCTTGATGGGACAATTACATCTAGGCTTGGAACAACGGTCGGGGTTCAATTTGGAACAACTGCTCAAAATTACATTACTGACGAAATTAATGATGCATTGTTCACAGATGCCACAAGCGAATCTACCGGGCTAGCCGGTTCAATAGCTAACAAAGTATCGTTGACTTACGAACGTTTCTACCATCACGTACAACAAGATGCCTCAAGTCAAGTGGTTATGAAACTTGGTAGCACGGTTAATGTTAAGGCAGTTATGACGGTTACGGAAACAACTGCCCTGCAAACCAAACAACAGGCGACAACAGTATGAAAATAGATGAATTCGGGTTTTCGTTTAACGGGACATTATCGTCAACCGAAATAACCAGATTTATCAATGTTGGATTTGACATACAACCATCTACTGCTGCTGCGCCAGTTTTTGGTGACTTGTTTATTGAAAGAACGTTGCAGCTAATTGACAAAACTAGAGGGATTACATTAATAGATAAAGAAAGAAATTTGGTGTTGATATGAGCCTTGATGAAGTTCGAATAACGGTAAATGATTCGCTGCCTAGTATTGAGTACACAATATCAAGAACTGGCAGTGGAAGCACGACGCCTAATCTTTCCGGTTTTACGGCCAACCTAAAAGTAAGAGAAGTTGGAACTACGGCTAATTCTTTTACTATCTCCATAACGTCAGGTTCCACGGCTAACGGTCAAATCACCAACCCAACGGGAGCGGTAATAAGGTTTGATTTTTCAACAAGTAACTTTTCTTCATCAGGAACCTCCATAGGTGAAATATCTTTTGAGAGCGCAGCCGGAAAAACTGAAACAGCTCCAGATAGGCAATTATTTGTAGTTGACTCAGAATTCTAAGAATGGATGTCATTATGACAAAAATAGCAAAGAGTTTCCATATGTTCAACTTCATCAACGACGCCAAGCCCATTTCGTAATTTATGATGGACGTGTAAACTTTTCGTGGAACCGCATTTAACACAAGTATGGTTATCTCGCTCCAGGACTTTAAGCCGTTTTCCTCTGTCGCGACGTCTTGCGTAGTGTAAAGTGTTTAAATTACCTCCAAAAAGGTTTTCAATGATGCCAGGGGGTAGGTCTGAATGAATGTCCATATTTTTAGTATAGCTGACCTGCGGGGATATGACTACAAAGAAGTCAAGTCCCGGAGAGCCACTCTAAGCCACGAACAGGGCGTGACCCTTATGCTAGTACCCCCTAAACCCCAACAGAAAGGAGCTAATATGCCTAAATATATCTTTCCAGTAGATATCAACCATATCAATAAGGCTTCAAGGGGCGATTACTGGGTTGATGCCGGGTGCGATATCAATGTTCCGAGGGGCACACCAATTGTTGCCGTCGGTGACGGAGTTCTTAGGTACGCGGAATATGGTCACGTAAAAGCAAAATGGTTGCTTCCGCCTAACGACCCATTTAGTGTTCGCTACATTCTTGACGAACCTATTGCTCGGAATGGTAAATTGTATTATGAGGTTTACAACACTCACCTAAAAGAAATCCACTTCAGCCTCAAGGGGAAAAGTTCAATCCCGGTAAAGCAAGGGCAATTATTAGCTTGGTCGGGAACGGCCAATAATTCTCCGCACCTGCATATTACTTTTTATGAAGGTTGGGGCGGCCAGCAAGATTATATCGGAAATACCGGCAATCGCTTTGATGATCAAGATATGATGTGGGATGAATGGTTGCCGGTGCAGCGCAGTCAACCGGCTCAGGAGGGAAGGGAAATGGAACAAATAGGAAAACGGCACGGCCATGTCATCTTAGATGAAGATACGGCTTTGTATATTGCGAATCCACATAAGTCGAGCATTAAAGTATGGGTGACGAAGACAAACGAGGCGGGACAAACTGGAGCGGCTGAGCTAAAATCGCTCAAAGCCAGGGAAGTCCACGGGATGCCTTTAGGCGATTTCGTTGGTCAGATAACCTTGTCTTCAAGAGCTTGGTTTTCAACGAGACTCGCTTAGCAATTTCCCCCTTTTAGTTGGGAGGTGATAATATGGTAGAAGTCATTTTGGCCTCTGTTTTAGTTGAGACCATTACTGAAAAGGCTAAAGAGCTTGGCCTAACTGGTGTCAGTGGTTGGCTATCACTCGTTGTTGGTTTTGGTGTTGCTTTTGCGACCAGCCTACAGCTAGTGCCGGTTGACATCATTAACAATGAAATCGTTAACATCGCTATTTCAGGGCTTATCCTTTCTGGTGGCGCAAATTACGCTAACAGTGTGAGAGACAAACTCAAAGGAAACTAAACGCAGAAAAGACCCCCATCCCGAGGAAACCGGGTGGGGGTCTTTTCTTTTTATTGAACAGAAAACTTTCTCAATTCGTCCTTTGTTCCGGCTAGCCCGGAAAGAAGCCACAATATAGCACGCTCTGACTTTTCAGTAAGTAGTGATTGTTCCTTTAGTGACGGCTTAGTTGTAGTGTTCACAAAATGAACGGAAGCTTCTTTCCGTAGGCGCAAGCCGGTAGATATATCTCCACGTGATTCATTAAAGCTCTCGGGAGCATCGAGTTTGTAAAGCGCTTGAAGTAAGTTTTCGTGCGTTTCTACTGAAGTTTCGGCGGCTAGAATTGCATCGTCGCCGTCATCAACTGCAGCTTGAATGGAGAAATAAGCATCATCGGAAAGGTTTACATATTGCTCAACCTTAACACCATAAGCTTTAACGGTGTCTCTTTCGGCCTTTGCTTCATCAAGCCAATTTATGATCTGCTTTTCATTTTTAGTTAGTTTCGGTTCAACCCTTATGCTTTGGTAGATCCCAATAAAAAAGAAAACCGCAAATACAGAAAGCGCTACCTTATACCATCTAGGCATCTTCGGCGCTCCTCTCCATCCAATCTTTGAGCCAATGGTCTATATCTTCGGACGTAAGGTGAAAAGCGTCTTTGGTTTGCG